CGTATGACACTAGACCCCGAAACCTTAACAGATGGTAAAACAATAAACGATTGTGCATGTGGGAGCGGAAGAACCTTGTTAGCAGCCGCGAAGCTTAACAGGAATTTAGAATTTTTTGCGGGTGATATTTCCCTTGATTGTTGTTATATGACTTTGATAAATTTTTGTTTGAATAACTTAGAGGGGGAAGTGTGGTGGATGGATAGTTTAAGGCAAAAAATGTTTGGAGCATGGAGACTTAAAAAAAATTATTTGGGTGTTTGCACCATTACAAAATTAACTATTATTGAAACAATACAGCCCGAAATTAAACCAATTGAAATTAAGACCATAGAACACGACTTTATTAAAAGTGACAGTATGCAGCTTTTACTTGATTTCGTTGCTTAGGGCTTTGTTTATTGCATTGACAGCCTCATTTAAATTGATGGGTGAGGCTGTTTTTTGCCGCGCCTCCGCTGGCGCTCCGGTTATGCGGTAGTTTTTAAAGATATTGGGATATTCAATCGATAAATTGGCAATATCTTTAAAAACTGGGTTGAGTTTTATTGACATTTTCGCCCTCTTTTTTATTATTTTTATTGATTTTATTGCTTTGATCTGATAAAAAAGCGGGTGAAAATGGAGGTTAACAAACATATTTGTATTATAAAATTTTTTAATTGTATATTTGCACTTTAATCGTTTGCCGAGTTGATTGGTAGATGAATTATTTTCGAGGCCGGTAGCTATATAGTTGCCGGCTTTTTTTGTGTCCTTTTTTTTTGTGGTGTGTGGGGATATTTTTGCTAGAAAATAATTACTCATGGCTACTGGTGTTATAAGAATTTCTCAGGTGCTTGCTGAAATGGATATGAATGTTGGTCCGGACGGTAAGCAAAATACTTTTTCTATGCGGTTTGTGGATCGTAAGGGAAAAAGCGTTTTTGTTTTCAGGGGGGTGAAAACTGGTTTGAAAATGAATATGAAGGAATATGCTATGCGAGGAGTGAAACCTGTTGATAAGGAACTGAACGGCATAAGCCACATTCTTCCGGTATGGATATGGGCAATTACTGAATTTAACGGTAAAACTGTAAGATTATAATTATGGAAATTTTATTTAACAAAGCGGGTGTTCCGTTGATAGCTGCCGGTAAAACGGTTATGATTGCGACCAAGGGTGGCCCTACTGTGGTGACTGATACTCCGGCCGAGAATATTGCTCCGATTACTATTAAGGATAAAAAAATAGTAAGGTGGGGTGATCTGAATAATTATCCAGTAATAGCTGAAAGTTATATCGGTAAATCAACTGTTTTAAGTAGCGGATTAAGATATAAATGGCTGGCTACTATTGCCCAGGGGTTGTATGCGTGCAAACAAACGGGTATTGATGAAAATGGAGTTGATATACTTACCAGGCTTAATGATGTTGTGATTCAACGGAAGCTGAGAGACAGGAAAACATTTAATTATATGCTGGGTGCTTACCGTGATATCTTTAAATTCGGGATTTGTTTTCCTGAACTTATTTTTTCGGCAGACGGTAAAACGATAGATGGTATCAACGTGATTAATGCAAGGTTCTGCAGGCTGACAAGTGATAAACAGTATGTGGCCTATAGTGAAATGTGGGAGGGTGCCCAGGCTCCTACTGAAGATAATATGAAATTTATTGAAGTTCTGGATGAGTATGATCCTCTTGCTGATCTGGAGCGGCTGAGACGTGCAGGTAAAACTGCAGGGAAATCATATATTTACCCGCTATTTAACCGTTTCTCGAACAATGTTATTTATCCTCTTCCGGATTGGAATACTGCAAGACAAGCCGGCTGGCTGGATATTAGCCAGGAGGTTCCCAGCTTTTTGAGAAATGTGTATAAAAATCAGGCTTCGCTGACTTATTTAATCCGGATTCCGTATAGTTATTGGGATAAGATTTTTCCTCAGAAAACTTATACTGATGATAAGGAAAGAAGAGCGCTTATTACTAAAGAGATTCAGAAAATTGAAGATACTTTAATTGGCACAGAGAATGCTAAAAAAACACTGGTAACTCATTTCGCTGTAAATGATATGGGTAATGCAGAAGAGAAATGGGATGTGGAAGTTTTGGACGATAAGTTCAGAACGGATCAGCAATTGATTACTTCAGCTGCAGCTAACTCTGAGATTTTGTTTTCGATCCTGGTTAATCCGGCTGTGGTGGGTGCGATGCCATCAGGTGGCGGTCCATATGCTCAGAATTCGGGTGGCAGTAATATTCGTGAGGCTTTTCTTGTGAATACTGCTCTTGCCTGGGTTGATCAGCAACATTTGATTTATCCGATAGAGCATATGCTTAGATTTAACGGTGCTGACGAGGATACTGAGGTAAGGGTTAAGAAAACAATTTTAACAACGCTGGACACCGGTGCCGGCACTAAAAATCTGGGATAATGGTAATAAATACAACAGAAATAAAGAAGCATATTGGCGTAAATGCTGACTTTGATGAGAAAGTTTTGCAACCTCACCTGGACTGGGCTGAAGAGAGTTATATTCCTGATTTGCTGGGTGTGGATTTGTATAATAAATTGCTTGCATATATTGATTCTAATACGTCTGTGGATGTTGAAAAAAGACCTCATTATGAAAAATTAAAGTCGAAGGTTATTCGAGTTATTGTTCACATTGCTGCATTTGACTGGATGAGTGTGGCGGGTGTAAGTATTACGGATATAGGCTTGCAACGTATTGAGGGTGAAATGCATGGATTGACCCGCAAAAGTGCTTATCAGTACCAGGAACTTAATGCTAAAGAATTCTTCCGGAAGAAAGGTTTTAATTCGATGGATAGTGTATTGAATTATATTGTTTTAAATATTACTCAGTTTGAAGAGTTTAAAACTTCGGAAACTTATCAAAATATTAGCAGTGATATAATTCCTGATATTAAATGTTTTGAAAAGTATTATGCTATTGGTAACAGCATGTTGCTGTTTATGAAACTGAAACCGTTTTTGCGTGAAGCTTCATATTTTGACCTGGTTCCTGTAATAGGTCGTGATTTATTCATGCGGATTAAATCTGATTTTAATACGGATGATGATATTATTGAACTGCTTCCTGAAGTAAGATGTGCATTGGCAAATATGGCTATTGCAAGAGGAATAGAGGCTTTAAGTATTAGCTTTACAGATGATGGTGCAAGGCTGATAGTGAAGGATAGTACGAATGGTAACTTTGAAAAATCGGGAAAAACTGAAGTGAAACCTTTAGCAGCTGCAGCTAAAAAAACAGCCGAAGAATACCTGGGATTATTGTGCCAGAATATTCGTACAAACCTGGATAAATATCCGGAATATATTGATGCAAGAATTACCCCAATTGATAACACTAATAGAAAATTTGTAAGCTTTTACTAATATGTATAACAACCATTTAATTAAGATTTTTACTTTCATAATCAGCTATTTTGCGCCAATTTCATCTATTGTACATGTAATGCTGATATTTATCCTTGTGGATTGCCTAAGTGCTATTTGGGCGGCAAAAAAGAACAATATTCCGATAGAGAGCCGCAAAATGCGAAAAACAGTGATTAAAATGTTCTGGTATCTAAGTGCTGTTCTCATGGCTCATATGATGGAAAAGGAATTTAATATACAGTTTGCTCATATGGCTCAGATAGTAGCCGGTTTTGTTTGTATGGTTGAAATGAAGAGTGTTTTTGAAAATATTACAAAGATTACTAATGAGCCTGTTTTTATTAAGATATATAAGATTTTTGAGAAGAAAGCAAAAGATAGTATTAACCTAAATGATGACGAAAAATGACAAAATTTTTAGTATTAGTATGGAAAAACCTGAAATGGTTCGTAATTGAGATCGCAAAAATGTATTCGAATGAAACTTCTTATTTTTCAAAAAAAAGAGTGGAATCAGGAATTGCATTTGTAATTGCTGAATGGGGTGCTATTTTTTTCCTCCTTAAAAAATGGCAGCTGATGACAACGCAGGATTTTGGTATATGGATCGGATTACAGCTAGCTGTAGCCGGTTATATAATAAATCAAATTCAAAAAGAAAAAATAACAAATAACACTGAATCAAATGGACAAAATTAGCGAACACATTAGTTTTGCTGAAGCGACTAAAAGTCAAACGGCAACTAAATTGGGAATTGAAAACAAACCTTCGGTTGATCAGGTTGCGTGTATGCAATTACTTGCTGAAATGATTTTTGAGCCACTCAGGAATCAGGTGGGTAAACCTATTTTTATAAGTAGTTTTTTCAGAAGCAAAGAACTAAACAGTAAAACACCAGGAAGCAGCATAACAAGTCAGCATTGCAAGGGTGAAGCGATGGACCTGGATGCTGATATATTGGGCGGTTTGACAAATCGGCAAATTTTTGATTTCATAAGAAGAAATCTTGACTTTGATCAACTAATATGGGAGCATGGTGATAAAAATAACCCTGAATGGGTTCATGTTTCTTATAAAAATACCGGTAACAGAAAACAGGTATTAAAAACTGTATCGATTGGAGGTGAAGTTAAATATTTGAATATTTAAAATAAATAAAATGAAAGATTTTAGAAATATTTTGATTTTTGTGTTAATGGTGGCTGTGTTTATTCTGGCTACTATGAGAAGTTGTAATAAAGAAAATGGAACGGTGACAACGGTTACAACTCATGATACTATTCCTGGTGATAGTGTTCCGGTGTATGTTAGTGTTCCGGTACCGGATCCGGATACGGTGTGGATGGATGGTGAGATAGTTGAATTGCCGGCTGACAGCTCTTGTGTGGCTGAATGGCTGAAGCTTCATGGTTTATATACCGGATATGCGGCTTATAATGATACTCTTAAGGATGACAGCAGCGCATTGATTGTTGTGATAGATACTGTTCACCAAAACAGACTTGAAGGCAGATCGTACGGTTTCCAGAATAGGCGTATTACTACAATTAATACGCATACTACGACAACTACTATAAATAATGGTAATGGCGTTTTTGTTGGTGGTGGTTTTTTGGGAAGTAATCCTGGAGGGGAATTTTCTGTAGTTAAAAATCGATGGATTTTTGATGGTGGCTATTATGATAAGCAAATTAAGGTTGGTGTGAAGTACAGGTTGTTTAATTTAAAATAATGGAAAATATTTACGTAAAAATAGGCCGTAATAAACATTTTTTTGAGTTCCCATCTGGTTGGGATGATATAAATAGCAGTGATTTAACTGCTATTTATAAATATGTAAACGTTGAAATAGAAGAGGCTGGTTTGATAGCTGCACTGATCAAGGGAGATATAAAACAGCTTGCGAAAGTTCCGGGAGATTATTTTGCTGAAGCTTTTGTTCCTTTATTGAAATTTTTAGAGAAAGTACCTCCTGAACGCTGGTATTTTGACAGGATTGAATCTGATGAAATAATATTAGTAGGTCCGGTTGATTATTCCAAGATTTTGAGTGGTGAGTTTGCTTTTGCTGATAGTTTTTTTAAGAATTATCAGGAAACAATGGATGAATGTTTTCTGGATAAATGTATAGTATCACTAATGCGTGCTCATGACTTAAATGCTGATGATACAAGCCAGGAATGGAAGGGGGATTACAGGGTTTCGTTTAACGAAAATCTGATCGATCTGAATTCTAAAAAAATTGCATTGTTGCCTTCGGACGTTAAACAGGCTTTTGCCTGGAATTATAATATTTTTAGAAATTTTCTAGAAAATGCTTTTATATGGGTGTTCCAAAAAGGTGGGAATACTAATAAATCTGCAGGATGGGAGAAAATAATAAGCGGAATGTGTAAAGGTGATCTTACTAAAATGAATGATATGGCTAATATTCCATTGCTTACATTACTGAGTGAGTTGAATGATAGCATAAAGGCAGACAGTAAATGAGTACTTAGAGTGCCTTGAGTACTTAGCGTTAAAAAGGGGATATCGGGTGAAAATCTGGTGTCCTTTTTTTTTGAAGTGCGGGTTGGTATTTTTGCTTTGTAAATTTAAATAAATGGCAGTAAAAAATTCAGAAATAGTAGCATTCTTTAAGCAATTGGCAGCAACACATGTAAGTATAATGCATTCTCAGGAGGATAAACATTTTTACAGAATGGAGCTGAATGAGTTTGCTGCAGGTGTAAAAAACTTCATTGGCTATAATATGATACTGGAGGTGATGCCTATCTCTTATGATGGCCATAACAGGGATAATTGCTTTAAAATCCGTGAGGTTGCCTTTATCATCGTTAAATCACTGCCTGCGGTTAATAAGGATGCGATATCAGTGGCTTTTGACGAATGTGAATCTATTGTTGATGATATCCTTTCGAAACTTAACAATGCCAGGTGTGGCTTTAATTCTACCATCATTTCTTTTGATCCTGAATCGATAGATGCTCATCAGGTGAGTGATGGTAAAAACTTTGGCGTTCGCTGCCTGGTGAACGTGAAAAGCTCTCATAATTTTGATGTTGTTGCTGTAAACTGGAACTCATGATAAGTATATTAAGATCGGCCAAAGATATTGATTTTTGCGGGAATGGTTTGCGTTTCGGTGTAAAGTCTACAAATGCTTATTCTGCTGCAGGAAGTGTTGCGGAACTTACTATTGTTGTGAATTCTGCTGTAGTTGCCGGCAATGAATTTAGTTTTGTTTTTGGTGATAAAATTGTGAAATTTACTACTGCAGCAGTGAATGATTATAGTGGTGAAATTTTTATTGCCGGCAGTTTGGTTGATGGAATAGTAACCGGCTTAAATGCAAATTACCTGATTCAGAAGTATTATAAAATAAGCAGTATTGCAAATAATATTGTATTGACTGCTAAAGAGAAAGGGAGTATTTATAGCTTAAGCTTAATTACAAATAATACAAATATTGTATTGTTTAATAATACTCCTGGTACCGACAAAACTTTGAGATCTTCCTATAAAACTTTGTGCGAAGTTTATCTTGAGAAAGACAGGGTAAGCAATACGTTTGACCTGGTAGCAACTTCGCTGCATGCTGTGGATGGGAATGGGGAATGTAATGTGATGCCAGGGCAATTGTTGTCGAAGTATTTTAATGATACTGATCTCCCAACTTATAATCAGCAGGCCATAAAAAAAGTGAGTAAAACAGCAAAGCGGTTTTATATTAAACTGGCTGAAATGTTTGAAGGTTCTGTAAAATCTGTTGTTACAAGTTCTTCATTATATGCCATTGACGGGAAAATAAACAGTGATTTGTTTTCTGACAGTTTTGACTTTATAACAGCAGCTGCAGTTGATAAAAATTATCTGCTGGATCCTTCTGTATTGAAAATTGAAACCTGGTTAGATGCTCAGCAATTTTTGTATTTCGTAAATTATACTGCAGCTGCTGCATTTACTCAAAAAGTGAAAATATACTACACGGACGGAAGTAATATTACAGTAAGTAAAGGAAGTATAAGCAATGCTACAATTGGTGATTGCTATATAGTAGTTTGTGGTTTTAATCAATTGAGCCTTCATGCAGCATCGACTCCGGATAAGGAGGCTTATAAGTATGAGGTTTGGCTTGAAAATGCGGGCGTTTTATGCGGAAAACCCATGACTTATTACCTGGTACAAAAACCCTTGTTTGCCCGTGAATTTTGGTATAAAAACTCAATGGGTGGCATGGAAGCGGTGTTGTGTGAAAAACAGATTCATAAGCTTGATATCAAACGCAGTGAATTAGTTTCTAATAGTTCGTATGCAACGGATATCGACGAAATAAACGATTCTTACGAATGCATTACCGGTAATAAAACTTTGAAAGAAATTGAGCACCTTGCTGAATTTGTAAGTTCTAAAAAAACCTATCTCCTACAAAAAGGATCTGCTTATGAAGTGGCCATTGAGCAGGGTAATTATACGCTAGCTGATGATTATGAGGACTTGTATAATTTTAAGTTTAAATATCGCATAGGTAAGAAATATGAAGTTGTAACTGCTCAACAGGTAGTGGTTGTGATAGGTGGGATTATACCTGTAATAGCCAATAAAGTAATTGTATTTCACAGAATTTAATAAAAATATAAAATGGAAGATTTTAGTTATGTAGTAGTTGAGGATATTGATATAGAAAGGGGATTGGATAGATCGCATCAAGTTATAGTCATTAATAACGGATTGCCTAAAGTTGTGACTGTTGGTGAAATTGCTGATCTTGTTAAGATAATTGAAGTGGTTAAGGATAGTGTGGCTACTGCATTGCCAGCTGATAAGGAAGAGGGTGACCGCTATTTTATTGAGGGTGGTGATTTTGCTCTGCAATTTGCAGAATGGAACGGAAGTAATTGGGTATTGAGCCCCAGTAAACCTTATAGTTTGATTTTTTGTAATGATACCGGGATTATTATTATAAGAAAAGCTGCCGGATTTTATGAGTTTACAGGTAGTAACGGTGGTAGTGTTACTTTGGAATCGATGGGTGCTCTTATTGATTTTGCTGAAGAAAAAGAAACGCTTGCAGGTGGTGATTTATTATGTATAAGAGATATTGTAAGTGGTTTGCTGAGAAAGATTTCTTTAACTAAGTTTTTGCTGAATTTAAAAGCTGAATTTGATACTGTATATTCAGCATTGAACCACAACCACGATGGAACCTACCAAGCTGCAGGGAATTACCTTATTGCTTCTGATATTGCAACGAAGGCTGATCTTGTCGGTGGTAAGGTTCCTGCATCACAATTACCGGCTTACGTTGATGAAATAATTGACTTGATAGCAGTAACAGATACAGCTCCATTAACTGCTAATACGGGGGAGTTTTATTTTAACAGCGTATCTAAAAGGATATATGAATGGGTAAGTGGTTCGTGGGGTAATCCGTTTGATCCGCAATCGAGTGTTGTTTATGTGTCAGTAGACACTAATAAAACGTATAGATGGAGTGGTAGTATAATGACTGCTCTTGATGAGGGTGTTGTTTTGGGAGAAACTTCCAGTACTGCAGGAAGGGGTGATCATGTTAAAGCTGCTTATGATTATAGCCAGGAAGCGCATGCTCCGGTTGATGCTCAGAAAAATTCAAATATTACTAAAGCTGAAATAGAAGCAAAATTGACAGGTGAATTGAATTCACACTCGCATGATATGAGTGGTAAATTATCCATCATAGCAGCTTCTTGCACGGGAATACACGTGCTTACACAGGCTGAGTATGATGCATTAACTCCAAAAGTTTCGACAGTTTTATATTTTATAAAATAAAATATTATGGCATTTACAGGATTAGGAGCCGGAACCATCGGAGATCCCTTTCAGATTACTACCGTTGCACAATTTAAAGAGATGTCGGGCTATGCTGCATCTTATTTTAAACTGATGAATAACCTTGATTGGATTGCTGGTGGTACGTTTAATATTACCACATTTAATTCGTTTCTGGATGGAAGTGGATTTGAATTGCAAAATCTTCCTACAGGAAATGTTTGTTTTCAGTTACAAACAGGCTGTTCCATCAACAATATTAAATTAAGGTTCAACAGAAACTCCGGAAGTAATTATTCGCTATTTAATGGCTATTTTACAAAAGTAAGCTGTAGTATTACTAATATTTCTATAGTAATTACTGACAGTGCAAAATTATATTATATAGATGAAGGTTCCTGGTGGTCCACTAATTGCACAATTGACAACATTGTAATAGAAGGGAATATAAGAGGAGGTTTCTCCGGACAGGTAAATTGCTTAATCAAGGACGTCAAGGTCTTAAGAAATACTTTAAGTACAGCTACCGGAATAGATGTTGCCCTTGTTGGAATACTTGCCGCTGAAATGAGGTTTTGTCAAGTAACTATACCATTAGCAATGCCTAATAACGGCAGTACAGCATATCTGGTATGGAATTTCAGTGATGGGGGATTTATTAAGGAAAGTTTTGTTAAGGCTAATGTAATCGCTGCTAAGCAATCAGGCATAGAAGTTGTTCATGGAATGGTTTATAAAGGTTATACTTCGCAATATATTCAGGATTCTTATTTTGAAGGTGATGTAACAATTAACGGGGGAGAATCGACGGATAACGGTTTGCAAAATGCAGCTAAATCAGGCTATATAATATCTCCTCACGGGGGGCAAAAAGTTGAACGATGTTATTACAGGGGTAAACTAACAACTCCGCTAAACGACAACAGAACAATATTAGTTAAAGAATACAATACAGGTTCTAATCTTGTAAAAAATTGTTTTTATGATAAAACAAAATTGCCTGGTATTATTGCTAAAGATATTGCTAACCAACAAACAGGTTTAACAACTTCTGAATTTACCGACAGCAGTAAATTTCCTACCTGGAATTTTTCTACAATATGGGAAATGGCAAGCGATGCACCTTTGTTAAGAAATAACCTTCCGCATAGCTTTGAACTGAAACAACGTGTAATGGGTGATCCTGTTGCAAATGTATTGAGGGTATCTGGCACAAGTTTTAGTGTCGACGTTTATGCATATACCTTCGATAACTCAGTTTTTGGCATTGATGTGTTACTAAACGGTTCTGTTGTTTTTAATTCAGAAAACACATTAACAAATATTGTTAATGTAGCAGCTTCAGACGGCATATATACCATTAAAGCATACTGGTTAGACAACTCAGTTAAAACATATACAGGGGAAGTGATTTACTATCATTATGCTGTAGATTCAGCCATATCAGCAACAAATGTAAATGTAGATTCAAAAATACTATTAAGCGGATCTCCAGCTGCAAAATATATTCATGGGAGCTTTATTCATGGAAATTATATCTATGGGAGTACAAGGAATGAAGTAAGTCCATCGACAGCAGCTTGTATAACGAAAGCTCCATTATCTAATATTAGTCAATATGTAAATATTCCAATATGGGCTGTAAGCGAAGGTAGCGGGTTGTTTAATTATATGGAACAGTTGGTTAAGTGTGGTGATTATTTATACACAATAGCTACTTACGGGTCAAGTAATTGTTTGATACAATTCAACCTAATTACTGATAATTACAAAGTTTTCCAATTAAGTCCCTGGCCTATATTTACACAACCTATTCTTAGCGATGGTGAGTTTTTATATTTGCCTGTTTGTGATTTTTCGAGAAATACTTCGATTAAAAAGGTTAATCCGGCTGTATTCGTAGAAGCCCCTAATAAATTTAATACAAGCTCGGTGTTTGCGTTTGATGTAATTGCTTCTTATAATGCAAACTCACAGGGTGGTCATATAGCAGGCGGGTATAGCGGCCTTGCAAAGGGGTTTATTCACTCAAGTTGTGCTGATGCTAATTACCTATATTTATCTTTTACAACAAGAAATTCTGACTATGCTGATGTGAATGGCTATTCAGTTGCATTGAATAAAAATTATCACGAATTGCATGTAGTTAATAAAACAACTATGCTAGCTGCAGGTTGGAGAAGCATACCTAAGTCAACGGATGACATGTGTCAAACTGATACACATTTATTTTTTGGTCTTGAAATCCAGCAAAATGCAAATGTTAATACATACGGATATGGTTGGGGCAACTATGCCGTAAGGAAAAGTGATCTGAGATTAACCGCTCTTCCAAAATATCATATTAGCGATGATACTAGAATTTATGCAGATTTAAATTTGTATTCATCTTATGCATCTTTAATTTTCGGTAATTATCTTTTAGATGCAAAAACAAACCAATATACTTATATCATTGATATATCAGATGTCGACAACTGGACTATTAATGAAAATATTGGAGCAAGGACACTTAAGTGCTACAAGTTTTTCTATTTGGGAGTTCCGTTTGCGACCGATAGTATTCCTAACGAATTTTTGCTTGCAGAAAGCGGAAAATTCTACGCCTTCTTGTGGGGAGGAGCAACTCCTACAAGTGGTTTGATGCAAACAGAATTGCCCGGACTATCATTTTTTGCTGTTCCAACCGTAAACACAGTGTCTGGAATTGCAAATGGTAGTGATGTTGCATTAACCGGTTATCTGCTTAATGCAGGAGGACATACAATTACTGGTAAAGGATTTCGGTATGGTGCGGATGAAAATAATCTTAATAATTCTATTACCAGTAATGAAACTACACTTGAATTTCATGCACTTTTACAAGGTTTGGCTGCCGGTACTTATTACTATCAGGCTTATGCAATTAATTCGCTAGGTGAAAGCGTTGCGGAAATAAAATCATTTGTGATTGCTAACAATATCCCGATATTTTTTGGAACTGTACAAGTTCAAAAAATTATGCTGAATGGTGTGGAGATAAGTTTTAAAGTTTAATAAAATGCTGGAGATAAAAATAAATGATAAGGCTCTGGTAATAGATCCCAAAACAAAACTAAGATTTGAAATCAACAGCCCGATATTTGAAACGGATGCGATACCAGGAAGTTATATTTGTCCGTTCGATGTGCCGGTGATGGGGAATGATATTTTTGAAAATTCTGAATTTATTGAGGTAAACAGGGTTTTTAAAAAATATGCATGTGTGGTTTATCTGGATGATTATCCCTTATTTTCAGGTGAATTGGTCCTGAATACTTCCAATCCTAAAAGGTACCGGTGTAGCGTAATTTTAACCGGCATTGCATCTGATTTTCCGGATAAAAAACTGAATGAGCTGGAGTATGGGAGTGATATCGCTTTTTCTTCGTTGCCTAGTTATGCTACTGCAGCTAATAATGATACTACTGGAAATGCTGTGTGTGTGTTCCCTGTGATACATGATTCTGATTTTTATGGAAGCAGTGATGATGATACTGATTCTCCGGCCAATGGTGATTTTGGAGGCCATGAAATTAATGGTATAAGTACATACAAAACTGGAAAATTTATTAATAACTGGAGTGCTAACAATCAAGAATTTCCGGTAAACGAGATACAACCGCAGAATGTTCCTGGAAATGACAATCGGTTTGTAATGGTTCCGCAACTCAAGCTTATTTACCTGGTAAAAAATATTTTTGAAAGTCTTGGTTATTCGGTTGTTGGTGATTTCTTCAGTGATAGTTTTATTCGAAAATTATTGTTTGTTAATTATTTTGCAGCGGATAAAAAAGTAAAAAAGTATTTTGTGGCTGCAAAAGGTTTGTCTGCAAAAACGATTCATATTTATCTTCAGAAACTGACAATTGAAGATGATTTTTCTTTAGGTTATGAGGATTTAGATAATTGCTTTGCAAATTCTCATTATACTATTATGAGTGAGGGTTATGTGAATGTAAAGCTTATTATGAATGTAAAGAATTCAATTGCCAATTCAACGGATATGTTTTCAATATCTATTTTAGTTGGCAATACAGCTTATGAATTCAAATATTACCAGGCTGTGAATTCATACAGTGAAATAAATTACAATGCATCTGTTTTTGTTACTGCAGCTAATATTGGTCAATTAATTTCGATTGCTGCAATGAAAGATCAATTATCAGATTTTGATTTAACTTACTCAAGTTTAAAAATTGAAATAACTCATGTTTCGTATCAGGATCTTAACCGTTTTTCGAGTGAAATACATATTGCCAACCATGTTACATCAAATACAGTTGGAACTGTATTGAATGCTTTGAAAACAAATTTCGGACTGGCAATGTGGTTTGATGCGGAAGGAAAATCGACTGAAATAAGTTTTTTGAAGGATGTGTTGAAAAGTCATCAATACATTGATATTACAGATTCTGTTGTAAAAAACAGCCTTGAAATAACTACAGAAGAAAGCAAAGGTTATAAACTTACTCAAAAGAATGATGATGAGGCTAAGGATGTAGAGCTTTTGACAAACTTAGGTAAGTTTATGAAAAAATCGGATTTGCCTAATCCGGATAAATTAAATGTAATAGCTGAAGTATTGCAGGAGGGTTGTTTTTACCAATATAAAAAGGATGAAACTGATCAGACACTTAGCTGGGTGAAATATGGTACTTCGGTAGCTTCGATTACTTCGCTTAGTAAACGAAGCGATGCGAACGATGTAAGCATGGAAATAGGGATCACTACCAACGTAATTATGCAGGATCGGTTGGTTCCTGACAGTAAACAGGAAGGTAGTTCAGAATTTTTTGATACCGGTGTGAATGAAACGGATATGCAGCTGCTGATATGGCATGGAATGCAGCCGGATAAAAACGGGCATAATTATCCTTTTGCCAGTGCGCTGAGATATGCTCTTGATGGATCGGCCCTGAGTGATATTGAACTTCGCCTGGATGGTGATCATGGTTTGTATGCCAATTTTCTGCAACCATGGTATGATTTTATAAATACTGCAGAACCGGTAAAATTGCAAATGAAATTGAAAAGTGACCAGCTGATATCGCTTTTGAAAATATTTAAACCTCAGGCGAATAAAGCCGGTCAGCAAGTAAGAAAACTGAAGTACCAGGGAAGTTTGTTGTTGCCAAAAAGTTTGAGTTTTCTGGTACCAGTGATGGGGGGATTTATCGAGAGTGAATTGGATTCTCTTAAGGACGGAGGAGTGGAGTTGTAAGTACTTAGAGTACTTAGAGTACTTAGAGTACTTAAAGTACTTAAAGTACTTAAAGTTAAAAAGAAAAAAAGTAAAAAGTAAAACATGAAAAAGACTGAACAGATCATTGAACTTGATGGAAGGGTAATTAATGAGGGGGAATTTAATCAGAAAGCGATGCAATGGACGTTATCGGTTAAAAACGTTTTTAAGGCTAACATTAAGGGGAAGATGTCATCTAAACAAACAGGTGAGCTTTTATCTTCCGTTAGATCCAGGATCAGCAAACAGGGTGGGATGCTCAATCAGATCGGATTTGATTTTCACAGATATGGGGTATTTATGGCATATGGGGTTGGAAGAGGATATGTGCATACTCCCGGAGGAGTGATCAGGGGTATGCGTCCGGATTCTCATAGAAAATCGCATGGAATTGAAGGTAAGGGGCAATTTACAGCTTATGGAAGTGGACCATTACGCAGAAAACCGATAGATTGGTTCGACAGCGAATTGCCGGAAAATGTAGAGAAACTGGCTGATCTGATAGTTGAATACTACGGTGATATGTATCTGATTAATAATGATACAGTGAGTAGGTTGAGTATAGCGAAGTAAGCGTGAAATTTGAAAATGAATTTATTTGAAAATTTGAAAATAAAAAAAAATTATGGCTTCAGGAACTAACAGACGAATCAACATTTTTGTAAACGGTAAAGAAGTTGAAGATAAAATAGGCGGTGTAAAAGCTGCAATGGGACAATTGAACCGTGAAATCAGTCAACTTTCGGTGGGTACGGATGCCTATAATAAGAAAGCTGCAGAAATCAGGAATCTTAAAAGTGTGATCAATGAACACAATGTTGCCATCGGACAAACGGCAAGTAATTGGGATAAGTTAAAAGGGAATCTAGTTTCGACCGGCTTTGGTGTGTTGGGTGGAAATATCCTCACTAGCTTAACCACTAAAGTAGCCGGATTTTTTGGCGGGATGATAGATGGTGCAGCCAAATTATCTGATCAGTTTGCGGATATCCAAAAAACTACCGGCATGACTACTGATGAAGTTGAAGGCCTCAATAATGGATTGAAGAAAATAGATACCCGTACGGCTGTAAGTGAATTGAGAAACATTGCCATAGTAGCCGGACAACTGGGGATTGTTAAAACTGATGTAGCAGGTTTTACAGAGGCGGTTGATAAAATTAACGTTGCCCTGGGTGATGAGATTGTGGGGGGAGCAGATGTGGTTGCAAGTACCGTAGGAAAACTCCGGAACGTATTAACCGATATGAAATCGGATGCCGTTGATCAGGATCTTTTAAAACTTGGGAATGCGCTGAATGAATTGGGTGCTGCAGGCTTTGCCACAGCCCCTGTAGTGGCCGAACTATCGAATAGAATAGGAAGTATTGCCATTCCATTGGGCTTCACCAGCGCGCAGGTAATGGGGTTGGCTGCAACTTTTCAGGAGTTGAACATTGCTGAAGAAAGAGGCGGCACTGCAATGGGTAAGATACTGCAGAAAATGACACAGAATACCGGGACTTTTGCACAGGTGGCAGGTATGGATGTGAAAACCTTTACCAACTTAGTAAACAATGACCTTTACGGTGCTTTTATGAAAGTAGTGGAAGGTAGTAAAAAGGGGGGTAACAGTGCCACGCTTATGAGTGGAATAATTAAAGAACTGGAGGTAAACGGCGCCGGTGCAAGTGAAGTTTTTATGAAATTATCGGGTAATGTTGGGATGGCAAATGAAAAGGTTGCCTTGGCTGGAAAAGCTTTGGAGGGTACCGGATCTATTATGAACGAATTTGATTTAAAGAACAATAACTTTGCCGGTACAATGGCAAAGGCGGGAAAGGATATCAACGGATTTTTTATGGGGATAGGACAAAAGATTGCTCCGGCGGTTGCTTCCGTTGTAACGTCTTTTGCTGATTTTTTGAAGTGGATTAAAAGGAATGGGGATGGGTTGGTATTTTTGGGGAAAGTTGTTGGAGTTGCTGCAGTAAGTTTGGTCAGTTATTCTCTTGCAGCTAAACTTTCAGCTATGTGGACTAAAAGAAATACAGAAGCCGGACTTTTAAAAATAATTACTTCAAAAGCTGAAGCAATTGCAGAAACTGTTTCAATTGCAGCGATTGCTCTAAAAAATGCAGCTCTTGCTTTGCTCTCAGGAAATCTTAAAAAAGCAACCATGGATATGCGGTTGTTTAATGCAGCTATATCAGCTAATCCTATAGGTTTAGTTATTGGAGTAATAACAGCTGCAGCAACTGCATATATGTTATTTAAACAGAGTAGTTCGTCGGCTAAAGATGTACTTGAAGACTATAACGGAATATTAAAATCACATATTGAATCTGTTAATAACGAAAAACAAGGGTTAAATTTATTGGTTGGAGAAATAATGAGAACCAATGAAAAAAGCACACTGAGAGTCAAATTAATTAAAGAACTTCAGCAGAAATATCCTGATTTCCTGAAAAATATGGATGCTGAAAAAATAACGAATGTTCAGTTGGCAAAGGCTCTTTCAGATGTAAATAAAGGATATGACAGCAAATTGAGATATGCTGCCGTACAGGCTAAAAGTGAAGCAATTCAAAAGAGAATGCTCGACAATGCAGTAAGGCAACTTGAAATTGAGGATGAGCTGAATACTAATCGTAATGACAAATCAGGTAAAAATTATGATGTGGAAAATGAAAGGCTTAACAAAGAGCATTATTCGCTTCAACTTCAGAATGATGTTTTACAAAAACGAAATGAGGAATTGGGAAAGGATTCAGCTGCTATTAAGTTAAATTCAAGTGAACAATCTGTGGAAGTTTTAAAATCTCAAATTATAAATGCAAAAAATTTACTTGCATTATCTGAACAAATTATTGCCAAAGAAGCAAAAGGCAATGACATGAAAACTAAACAGGCGCATCAGGCGAATCTGGTACTAAAAAAAGAAGCTGAAGACAATATTAAATTGCTTGAGGAAAAACTAAAAGTAGCTGAAGATTTTGAAAAAAACAAAAAAAACGGGAAAGGGAAAACTAATGATGGATCAGGAATAGATCCTACAGAAGAAGAAAAAAAGAAGCAGGAGGAATTTAAGAAGGATTTTGCAAAATGGAAAGAAGATCAGCTTCAGATTGGCATGGATGCACAGGACAAAGAACTTCGCCAGCTTGACATCTATTATGCTGATTTGATTAAACGTGCTAAAGAAAATGGTGGTGATGTAACGGCATTGGAAAATGCCTGGGGTGAAGATAAATTAAGGATAGGACGTGAATATTATGCTAAGTTTTCTGAACAGGAAAACAAAGCTGCGGAAGAATATACAGCTCAGGTTGCTAAAGATAAGGCTGAAGAATTGAAATTGATGGAAGATTCGTTAAAAGAATTGGGTGTCATCCAATTGAATGCCATCAAAAAAAATCATGTTGATGGTAAAACCAGTAAAAAAGAATATGAAGATCAGGTAAAACAGCAGGAAATAGCTCAACTTGAAATGCTAATTGAACTCCGTAAAAAATACGGATTAGACGTATTGGCATTGGAAAGTGAATTGCAAGATAAATTGATTGCTGTAATTGAAGGGAATGATAACGGAAATTCGAAAGATAAAAATGCTGATTATCTTAATAAATTATTCAATACTGACAAAGCCAGGGAAAAAATTGACCAGATTGCTAAAATGGTTGGTGAGCTTTCAAACATATGGGGTGGAGTATTACAAATACAAGCCAATAAAGAAGAAAAAGAATTCAGGACTTATAAAAAGGGACAGGAATCTAAAAAGAAAGAACTTGATAAACGACTGAAATCGGGTGCTATTTCCCAACAGCAGTATGATGATGAAGTTGCTAAAATTGATGCTGAAACGGAAGCTCGTCAAAAACAAATGGCATATGATCAGGCAAAGCGAGAAAGAACACTTGGTATTTTTAATTCTATTATTGCCACTGCTGTGGCTGTTACACAAGCATTGCCAAACTTAATTCTAGCAGGTTTGGTCGCCGCAGCAGGTGCAGTACAGGTTGGCGTTATTGCTTCAGCTCCTCTCCCTGAACTTGCTGCCGGTGGTTATACTGATGGTGTGAGTATAGCGGGTGAAAAGGGAAAGGAATGGGTTGCAAGTAACACATTGCTAAGAAACCCTGTAACAGCTCCGGTAATTGGCTGGCTTGAGGATTATCAGCGAGGCAGAACTAAACAACCATTGACACCGGCTTATGATCAGATAAGCACTGCGATTCAAAACAGGCAGTCGTCTGGAGTGGCTCAAAGTAACAAAAATCTGGAAGTACTAATATTACAATTAATTTCCAAAAATACACAGAGTCATGCTGAGATTGTAAAACTTAACGGATACCTTAGTGATCCGAATAACAGGAAAGCAAGGATAGTGAGGGATGAGCTTACAAAGTTTGATAGTGAAATGAGTACACTGAAGGAATTGGCGAAAATTGGAAAGTAGATAAAAAGGTGGAAATTTCCACCTTTTTTTATTTATTTTCGTACTTTTGGAAATTATTAACTAAAAAAATATGTTATGAAAAAGGTATTGTTTATTTTATTAATTATAACCGCAAATACTGGTTTATTTGCTCAAAATTGGTTTTCTTTTAGAAAGCCAGAAAACAAAATGGATAGTATTGCACTAAATGTACAATATACAAAATTATGTTTGGGAAGGTTTTATGATAAACATAAAGAAGGAAGTTATTTTAATTTACTTGGTGGTGGTATTACAACTATTGGCCTTATAGTTAATTTTAATGAAAACAAAGATAATAAAGGATACAACGGTGTAAATTACGCATTGATAGGTATTGGTTCTGCAATTTGTATTTTAGGGACTATTACAATAATAGATTCATATAAATGGATAAATCGTGCAAGTTTTAGGCCAATATTAACACCTAATGGAGCGGGTGTAATTGTAACTTTTTAAAATAATTTCCATTTTCGATACACATTGCAAAAATATGTTGTATGTTTGCAGTGCGAAATTCAAAGATTATGTATACAACAATTAAAAATAGTATTAAAAATATAGGTGAGGGCACTTCATTTCTTCGACTTCTGTCGGGCATGATCTTTGGTTTCGCGACCGCCCTCGCCTTTTTTTATTCATATCAAATAATAAATAACAATGCGAAACCAAAGATCAAAAAATTCAACAAAAGCGAATGATAGTAGCTTAGTTGATAGAAAACAATTCGGAGTAACAACCTATACTTTTGAAACAAAAGCAAAAAAAATAAAATGGCTGGAAGATGACAAAATATGGCATTTTCGTAAATGGAGTAAAGGTAAAAAAGCTTTTTTAAGTGCTTTGGGTCGTTTGCCTGTTAGTTTTGAAAATAGCCATATAGCTGAACTTACTTTCAGTTATAAATATCTAAAAGTAGATAAAGATAATATTTGTGCACTGGGTGAAATAAACTATTTTGCATTAAAAGATTTATTAAAATTTATTTTTGAATTAAATACCGAAATGCGTGTAATTTATAATTTTTATGATATTGTAGAAATAAACCTTGGTAACGGTAACGTATTCAACTGGAATTACTATTATGCTCATCAGTGCTATGCTGAAGGCAAAATAACAGAAGCTGATCTGATTTATATGCTGAATATTAACACTGAAAATACGGAGGTGTAATATGAGTTCCAAAACAAACAGCAGTGCCACACTGCATGAAGTATTAAGCTTTTTAGATAAAGCCAGGGAAACGGAAATCAGAACTATTCTTCTAAAACTGCATCAAAACAGAAATCTTTCAAAGATTTTTGATAAAAGAGATGTATGGATGCGAGCTGCTTATAACAGAATTATAAGGATGCAAAAAGAAAGGAGGGTAGCATGACAACTAACAATAATATTGAAATTGGAAATGCGGTATTTACCCAACAGGCTATAAATACTGCAAAAGACTGGCAAGAACATGATAATAACCTTTTGTGTAATTATATTGATGATATACAAAGAGCTGCATTATACATGATGAGACATACTGACATAAAAGAAACTGAGGCTGTTGAAGCAATTGAGCATGTTCAGAATTTAAGTTTTATAGCTGAATCATTAAGAACCTTTAAAAAACCATGATATGAAAAGATATCTAATAAAATATAGCTTCATGATGAAAAATGGTTTATCGGGAGAAGGGCAACTATATGCAAGCATAGCCAGAACGGAAGAGAATGAAGAATTAGGAGCTGAAGCTTTGATTGAAGCCAGGAAAGATTTTTTTGAGGATAACGGCTTTTATGCTTGCTTTGATGTGCTGGAACTGGAGGTGACTTCGGTAATAGCATCAGAATAAAAAAAAGGGGGTCAGCTGGCCCCCTTTTTTATTATACGAATGGCGGATAATTATGCTTTAATCTTTCGCTTGAGATATTCCGGAACTTGGATATGTATTCTTCGGTTTGCTCCAGGGAATGATGACGGAGGTGTATCTGGATATCTCTGAGATCGAAACCTGCATCACAGAGTCGTCCGGCTGCATTGTGCTTGAGATCGTAAATGTTTCGTTCTAATATATCATGTTTGTTAGCAAATGCTCTCCAGCGCTCTGCTATGCGATTGGGATAATTTTCGACAGGACCAGGTAATAAATTTTTAGAAAAAATATAAAAATGTGACGGATATCCCCAATCCATGTTTTTCAATATCTTCATAAATGTATCGGGAATTTCAATAACCTGCTGTTTGTGATTTTTTGAGTTGGATCCTAATGAATATATTTTTTGCCGGGCTAAATCCACATTTGCAAACTGTAATCTCATTATCTCCTGAGGCCGCAAAGCTGCATAATAGATGAAATTTGCAATTATCCACAGCTGGGGATCTTCTTCCGGAAGATATGTAAATAATATATTCCACTCTGATTCTGTGAACGCTACTATCTTTCCCTGATCTTCTTTGAGGAAATCAACTTTCATAAAAGGATTTTTAACGAGTAGATCTCTTTTTTCAAAAAAGTTAAACACTATACGATAGGTACTTACATAATTATTATAGGTTCTATTATTTATTTCCTGATTCATAATTAAGTAATCCATAAGCTTTTGCGCGTGATGGTAGGAGAATAAAGATACCGGTATGTTTTGAAGCTTTTCTTTTTGAAGCCAGGCTATGATCCTGTTAATAAATGATGAATAGGTGTGTATAGTTCTTCGCCTCAATGATTTCTCGGCTACTTTCAAAAATAATTTTAAGGCATTTTCAATAGTGATCAGCTCCGGCTTTTCGGCCTGGAATGGATTCCATCCTTGCTGCAGCTGTGAATCTATATGCCTTTTTATTTCTTCAAAACGCTTGTAACGTGCTGATTTTGTTTTGAGTTTTGAAGAAATAGCAATTTTGAAACGTTGAAATTTATTTGTATCCGGATTGATAAAAGAATAAAAGGCATACCAACGGCAATTTATATCGCCGCCGGCATCATCTAGTTTAGAAAGTTTATAAAATTCCATTATGTTGAATTTAATTAGTCCCCACCAACATGGATTCAACAT